CAGGCCCTGGATCTCGGTGATCGGGATCTTGAAATTCTTCCCGATCTTGCCCATCTGCTCGGCGATCTCGCTGGGCACCGCGTCGAAGGCCACGGCCATCATCGCGGCGGTGCGGGTGTAGTCGCGCAGCGCTTCGGTGGGCACTTCCATGCGGGCGCCGGCGGTCACCATCTCGGCGATGTCGTTGGTCGCCAGCGGCAGCTCGCGGCCGAGCTGGTGGACCATCTGCAGGATGCCTTCATAGACCGGCGTGAGTTGGCCCAACTGGTCGCGCGCGCCGGGCACCTGGCGAGCCACGCCCAGCATCGCGTCCTCGAAGCTGGCGAAGTCCTTCACGGCCTTCAGCACGGGCGCCAGCGTCGCGCCACCGGCAGCGCCTGTGGCCACGCCAGCCGCGCCAATGCCGGCTGCCGTGCCCAGGGCCTTGTCGTAGCCGCTGCGCACGGCCTGGTGGCGTTTCTGGGCCGCCGCCAGGGCATCGAGCTTGGCGCGCTGCTGGTCGATGGCGGCGGTGGTGGCCTTCATCTTGTCGGCCAGTCGCGCCTCTTCGGCCGAGATCTGCGTGATGCCGAGCGACTTCAGGCGCGTGCGGGCCTGCCAGAAGGTGGCCATCTGCTTGTCGTAGGCGGCAGTGAGGCGCTTCACGTGCTGCTCGCCGGCGGCCAGCTCCAGGGCGTGGGCCTTGGCGGCTTCAGCGTCCGCGCCGTGGGCCTTGCGCAGCTCCTCCAGGCGGCCGCGCATGGCGCGCAGCTCGGTGGCCGTCTCGCGGGTGGCCGCCTGGATCTTGCGGAACTCGGCGACGGCGGCCTGCTGCTGCTTGAGCTGCTTCAGTTCGTCGCGCGCGGCCTTCAGCGCCTTGGCCGCGGCGCTGCTGCCGTCGGCGATGGCGCGCATTGGCGCGCGCACCTTGTCGATGGCCTGCAGGACCACCTGCAGGCGAAGAGAACGGTCCATGGCGGCCCTGCAGGCGAGTGGGAAGGGGGAAGGGGGAAGGTCAGTCTTCGGGCGGCTCGCAGCGCTGGCGGGCGCGCTCGCGCCAGTCCATCAGCTCGGGCAGGCGCATGTCCTGCATGTCGGAAGGCCGCCAATGAAAGACGATGGCCAGGTCGGCCATCGCGTCTTCTACGTGCTCGGGGAGAGCGCCTCCGGCCTCGCGGCCTTCGGCAGCAAAAAACCGGCCACCTCCGTGGCCAGCTGCAGCAGGTCGGCCGGGTCCATGCCGGCCACGTCGGCCTTGGTGAGCGTGGGCAGCGTGATGCGCGGCAGCACGGTCTGCAGCGCGCTCACTTCCATCTGCAGCAGGTCGGTCAGGTTCAGCCCGCGCAGCTCGCCGGCGGTGGGCTTGCGCAGCTGCACCTGGGGCAGGGTCTCGGTGCCGCGCTGGATGGGGGTGTCAAACACGATGGTGATCATGGCGGCGCCTTCAGATGATGCCCAGGGCGGTGCGGGTCTCGGCCAGGCGGTCCACGCCGCCGACGACGAAGACCATGTTCACCATGTCCACCTCGATCAGCACCACGCCGTCCATGCTGAGCTTGTAGTAGCTCAGCTCGGTCTTGAACTTCACTTGCGTCATCTCGCCGGCCTTGGCGTTGCCGAAGTCGACCTCGCTGTGGCGGCCGCGCATGATGATCTCGGCCGGCGTCACGCTCTCGGTGTCGTCGGCCTGCAGGGCCTGGGTCAGGCGCAGCGGCACGCCGTCCACGCGCGAGCTGCCGAACTGCTTGATCGCGTTGGCCAGGTAGCCGGCCGCGGTCCATTCCACGGTGAGCGCTTCCAGGCCCTGGTCGATCTTGACCGAGCCGGGCATGCCGCCGGCGCGGTAGTCCTCCATCTTGAGGGCCAGCTTCGGCGTGGTGACTTCGGGCACTTCGCCGAGGTAGGCGTTGCCGTCATTGAAGAGGACGAAGTTCTTCAGCTTCTTGGGGAGAGACATTCAGTGGCTCCGGGTCAGACGTTCACGCGGCTGGCGAAGTCAGCCCAGTAGGTGTCGGTGATGCGCTGGCGCAGCGTCAGGTCTTCCAGCGGCGGCAGCGGCGTGTAGTCGTAGTCGATCTTCAGCGTGCCGCTCTTCAAGGTGTCGGTCGTGTTGACCTCCTCGTCCAGCCAGGCGGTGCCGTCCAGGATGTAGCCGCCGGCCTTCAGCTCGCGCAGCTTGGCGTTGATGCCTTCGATGATGTCGCGCGCCAGGCTGGGGTGCAGCGGCTTGTCGACCGCCCACATGTGCGCCTCGGCCATGGTGTCGGCCAGGATCTGCGCGGTGCGGGTGTAGCTCTCGAAGACGTAGAGCGGATCGTCGCTGCAGGTCCGGCTGCCCCAGAAGCGATAGCCGTTGGCGTTCACCAGCGTGGTGATGCAGCCTTCGTTCAGCAGGCCGGCGTCGGTGCTGCTGCTCTGCAGGTCCCAGAACACCGGCTTGCTGATGCCCACCACGCCGTTCACGCTCACGTTGCTGAGCGTCTTGTGCCAGCCCTGGTCCTGGTCGATGCGGGCGCGCAGGCCCAGCGCATAAGCGGCGGCCGGCGCCGTCTCGTTCTCGGCGCTGGCCGTGTCGAAGCGGATGAACTCGGGCCACACGAGCATCAGCTCACGCGCGCCGAACTGCTCGCGGTAGGTGAGGGCCTGCGCCACGGTGTCGCAGCCCGCGCAGCCGGCATAGGCCATGGCGCGCAGCTGCTGGGCGACCGTCACCATGGCGGTGACGACAGGCTGCGTGTCCAGGCCTGGCGCGCCGATGATGCGCGGCTTCACACCCAGCGAGGCCTGGGCGCCCAGCAGCGCCTGCAGGCCGGTCTTCTGGCCGCTGGCGGTGGTGGTGCCGATGACGTTGGCCGAGGTGGTCGCCGAGTCGGCGCCAGGCGCCACGCGGACCACGACGCACACGGCCTGCGCCTGGTCGGCGATGGCGGTCAGGCTCGCAGCCAGGGTGCCGGCCGTGCCGGCCTTGCCAATGGCTGCCGACACGTTGGTCAGCAGCACCGGCTGGTTCAGGGGGAAGGTCGCGGCGTCAGCGTCGGCCGCGGTTGCCACCAGGCCGATGATGGCCGTGGCAATGGTGGCGATGGTGCGCGCGCCGGTGTTGATCTCGGTGACGCGTACACCGTGGTGGTAACTGTCGGGCATGGTGGGCTCCGGGGTTGGACCCCACCATGTTCATCAAGGAAGATCGCCGATGCACCTGCCAGACGGTTTGCTGGGAGCGTGGCAGCCGGTTGCGTCACAGTTGACCCGAACTAGTTCAGGCCATCAGCCTGTGACCGAAGTCGAGCAGGCGACCGACTCGTTCCCCAACGAACTTGTTGTAGTCATCGTCAAACTCTGCAGCCGTGCAAAAAATAGAACCTAGGGCAGCGTTACGACCAGTCTCGTCGCCGCCCACCAGGTCTTTAAAGTAATCCGAAGGCGGTTTGCCTCCTATCCTCTTATTTTCCGCAGCACTTAGGAAACAGAAATTCACGAGATAGTTCGCAGCCAGATCATGAACCTGCGCGCCCTTCAAAAATGCGCGTGGATATATATGATGGAACTCCGATCGATTGTAGCGCTGCAATACTTTGTCGAGTTCGATCCTTTTGCCCGAGAACAGGCTCTGTGGATCGTTGTTTGCGAGCATGAGTACGAATGTCTTCGTTGCTGCAGAACCAATGCGAAAGGTATTCAAAAAGAACTGACCGTCGAGATGAGGCTCAATTGCATCGAGAGCGTGCGGTTCTCCCCCTTTGAGAAGGCGCATTTGGGTTATGTCGTGTATTGTTGTCTTTCTTGTCTGGCTAGTGTAGCGGCCGGAAAAACAAGTTCTCCAAAACCATCTTTTGATGGATTGCAGAGTCGGGCCATCAAATACAACTTCCTTTCCATCCGGAACAGAAAAGAATACTGCGAGCGGAATTAGCATGGATGGGTACGGCAGCAGCTTTAGATGCGCCACTTTCAATTCTGTTCTCAGAAAATCGATAGCGCCCCTAATTCCGTTTTCGACGATGGGAAAGTTGTCGCGCACCTCGGCGCCATTCAAGGAAAGAAGGGTTTCCGCTCCGGGTTCTCCCGCCAGGATCCCTGCAACACAGCTCAGCACCAAGTCGGTATCGTCGCCCACCCCTTCAAAACCAAAGTCCGCAAGCCCGTCGCGCAACTCCCGAAATTTTTCAACAAGGTCGAAATCTTCGCTCCAGGTCCACGCAGATAGGAGTTGTAGTGTGTCAAGCGCTACACCGAGATGGTTAATGCGCTCGAAAACTATCGCAACGATTGAGCGATCTTCGCTCTTTAGAACTTGAACTGGGATCTGAACTTCTTTGAATTTCTCTTGTATTTTGTCAATTATCGCGATTTGCTCTTGTGCTAGATGCTGGGTGTTTGATCTGTACTTTACTGAATCGAAAAGCACGTTCATCGGAAAAAATCTAGCTCTGTCGACGTTTTCGCCGTCGGCTATCGCGATAAATAAGCTTTCTTGAGGATTGCCTGTTGCGTGTAAGTCGAAATATATATCGGCCCAGTTGGGATCGTGAGCGCCCGTAAGTTCGTTTTGGAATACCGTAAAAATAGACGTAAGGCGCTGCTGACCATCTAGTACATAGTCAATCGGATAGTCGGCTTGAGGATCAGGAAGATCAAAAACCCCGAGATGTCTTTCGGTTAACAGTTTCTGTTTTGTCCTCCAAAATAGCAGCGAACCGAAAGGGTAGCCTTTATAAATGCTATCAAGCAAATATGCAACCCGATCCATTTCCCAGACGAAGCCCCGCTGGAATGCTGGTATGCGAATCTCGCCGCTTACTACTGCGTCAAGTATTTTGCGGATTGAATAATGCTGATAGTCCATCGCCACTCCTTCGTAGGCAGGCAATGTAACGCCTCAGACGCCCGTGATGGTCCCTATCCTGTAGCAGGAAGGCCAAGCACGGCATTCATGTCATCTCAATTCAGGATGAGACAGGAGTTGCACTACTTGCGGATGCCGCGCGAGGAACGCCGCCAATAGCTCCGCGGGATCGGGTGGCAAGGTCGAAGTGGGTTTCACGACCAGATCCCACCTTGCTCCGTTCCAGCGCGGCCATAAATGTGCTGGCCACTCGCTGGGAGGTTGGGGTTCGACAGTGCCGCGTGGCAGGTGAAAAACCCCCGCCTCCAACTGGCACTCGTCCGCCTCAGTGATGCAAACAAACAGCCCAGCAGCATCGTGCTGGAAAACGGTCTTTGTGTTCCGCATGGCAGACCTCAGAACTTGATGCACCACAGCGTGGCGCGGTTGCGGGGGCGGGTTTCGGCGCCGCCGGTGGCGTTGACGGTGATGCCGTGCGTGTGGCCGCCGGCGCCGTTCACGGTGAGGGTGTGGCTGTGCTGGCCGGCGCTGGCCAGGGTGATGACGTGGGTGTGGGAGCCGTTGTCCTGTGTGGCGATGGTGTGCGAGTGGGAGCCGGCCGGGTCGATGGTGATGCCGTGCGCGTGGTCGCCAACAGCTGCGGTGGTTGCCTCGTAGAACACGAAGGTGTTGTTGTCGTTGTCGGTGCCGTCGCTGCCTTCGTTGGCGTTGTAGCCGCTGGGCATCGCTTCGCGATGGGTGACGCCGGCGTTGATCGCCCCGGAGGCTTCCGACTCGTAGCGGTCCTTGTACGCGTGGCTGTGGCCGCCGGCGGCTGAGCTGGCGGCGGTGTGGCCGTGCAGGCCTTCGGCGCTGGCCGATGCCGCGTGCGCGTGCTGGCCGGCCGCGGCCTCGGAGGCGGTGTGCGAGTGCGTGCCGTCGCTGCTGGCGGTGGCGCCGTGCGCGTGGTCGCCCACGGCGGTGGCCGCGGCCGTGTGGGCATGCGAGGCGGTCTCGAAGTTCTGCTCGCTGCCGAAGGCGCGGCCCGCATCGATGCCGCGTGCGTCGTCCCAGGCCCGGGCGAAGTTGCCGCGGTCGTCGGGCACGTTGAAGGTGTTGAAACCGTCGCCGGCGCCGTAGGTGGTGCCGATGGCGGCGAACAGCGCCGCGTAGGCCGTGCGGCTGATCGCCGCGCCGTTGCACTTCAGCCAGCCGGCCGGCGCGCTGGGCCGGTAGAACTCAGCCTTCATGCCGGGCTGGAAGCCCATCGCGTTGACCTCCTCCTTGCTGTAGACGCCGAGGTTGCTGCGCGCCACCGCCTTGTCGAGCACGTCGGCCAGGTTCAGCTGCTGCTGCAGCGGCGTGGGAATGGCCGCCTTCGGGTCGTTCTGCACCGCCAGCAGCGAGCTGCCGGCGCCGTAGGCCGCGGCCAGCGTCAGCCTGGTCAGGTCCGTGGGGTGCGCCGTCCACTCGGTGGGCAGCACGCGCTGGTGGTTCACATAGAGCGCCAGGCCGCGCGTGGTGCACTTGGCCAAGGTCACGGCGGTCTGCCCGGCGGCGAGCACCTGGGTCTCCTCGATCGCATCGACGATCACCGAGGCCGTGTCCGGGTCGCGCCAGACGATGGCGCCATCGGCGTTCGATTCCTTGGTGGCGACCTGGCCGGTGGTGCCACCTGGCAGCAGGCTGGCCGCGGTGACGGCGTTGAGCACCCAGCTCTGCGTGGCCACCGCCACGTTCGGGTTGGCCTGCAGCGTGACCACCGCCGCGTTGCTCACGATGAACTTCAGCCGAATGACCGTGTCCGAGAACGCCCCGTCGGCCGTGAGCGGCTTGTAGGTGTCCGGCAGGCTGCCATAGAGGTACAGCGCGCCGGCATCGTCGAACACGCCCACCTCGCGCAGCGTGAATCCTCCCGCGCTGGTGGGAATGACCAGTTCGGCGGTGTACATGCCGTCTTCGTCGTCCGGGTCGCGGTACAGGCGGTTCAGCGGCGCGCGGAAGCACTCGCGCGCCAGCTGGGTGGCGGCGCTGCTGACGATCACCGGATTGCCGGCGCCGTCGCCCACCGCCATGTGGGTCAGGTTCACCGGCGGGCCGCCGGCCTCGGCCTGCGCATTGCGCTGCAGGCCGTAGCTCGTGTGAATGGTCTTGAAGGTCGACATGGAGAGAAAAAGGGTCAGGAAGAGAAGGTGCCGAACGCCCAGCGCATCCACACGGCGAAGGGCAGCTCGCGGGTGGCCTTGGCCTGGTCGACCAGGCCGTGGCCGCCACCGCTGATGAGGTCCATCACCAGGTCGTTGTTCAGCAGCGCCCAGCGGGTGCGGGTGCTGCTGCCCACTGGCGTGACGGTGGCGTCGGTCTGCGAAAAGGTGGCGCCCATTTGCGTGGCCTGCCAGGCGAAGAAGCGCGGCCCGCCAAGCCAGCCGCCCAGCTCGGGGTAGGCGTAGTTCGCCACCGAGAACTGCTCGGGCTGCTGCAGCCAGGTGTCGTCCCAGAAGTGGTTGGCGGCGCCGGCGCGGCCGCCGCTGATGCCCAGCACCGTGTCCAGCAGGCTGTAGCGCACGTAGAAGGGCTGCAGCTTGGTGGGCGTGGCCAGGCCGGCGGTGTCGTAGTACAGCGGCAGCGGGCCGGACGTGGAGGCGTAGAGGTTGAAGGTCTCCGGCCATTCCAGCCACATGCGGCTGACCATCATGCCGCCGTTGGAATGGCCGCTGAGCACGCGGGCGACGCCGCTGTAGTGCGTCTTGATCCAGGTGCTCATGTCCTTGAGCATGGCCACGTCGTCCGCGCCGGACCACATGAAGAAGTTCGACCAGGTCGCCACGCCGTCCGGGTACTTGCTGCTGACGGTGTCCACGCCGTTCGGGTTGAACGGCCCGGTCACGCCGTTGCAGTGCTGGCCCTGCGGCACGATCAGGATCGTCCGGAAGGTCTCCAGCGCGGTCCAGTTGACCTGGCGCACGGTGGGCACGGCCGCGTGCGTGATGCCCATGGCCTGCGGCAGGAACTGCTTGTTGCCCGAGCCGCCGTGCAGCGCCACCATCACGAAGTCCACCTCGCCGTTGGGCACGTAGACGTCGAACAGGTGCGGGTGCGTGCCGCCGGCGGACGAGGGCAGCGTCTGGTCGCGCAGGATGGTGCCGGGCGCCCGGCGGATCAAGAGCTTCATGGGGCAGGACTCAGGCGCTGCGCACGCTGGTGAAGCCGATCCAGCTGTACTGCGTGGCGGCCGTCAGCGCGGTGGTGCCGGCCTTCACCACGGCCATGGCGCCAGTGCTCTCGGCCACGTCCACGGCCACCGCCTTGTTGGCAGTGTTCTGGCCGTCCCAGGCGCGGCGGTTGAAGGGCACCAGCATGACCAGCGGCGGGATGGCGCCATAGGTC